CCGTATACGGCACTCTGCAATTTTTCGATGTATGTTGATATATCAGCCATGTTTTTCCTCCTTTATCTGTGCCTCTGATTCTGCCTGTGTCTGTAAGAGCTTCATTTCCTTTACGTTCGCCAAAAGCTCATAAATCATGCCCTCAAGCAAAAAGGGGCTTAATCCGCTCTTTGCGAAAATCTCTTGAGATGTCTGAAAAAATGCTTGTCTTGTATCTGCTATGATTTTTGATGTTTTATTCATCGTCCTTTGCCTCCATGGTAAAAGTTGGCGGTTCTTCCCGTGCTGACAGATGTGGCTTTTTTGCCTGCGCCTGTGCTTTTTCTTCGGCTGTATATGCGTCACGCCACGATGTGCGCACATATGGTACACCTATCTTTTGTGCAAGCTCTTTGACTGCCTGCCAAAGATATGGGAAAAGCTTTGCATATGCAATATTCAATATGCCGTCTTTTTCAACTACTGCGTTAGGTATTTCTTCCTGTACTTGCTGTGCTATAAATCCGGTCTGACCTTTTTCGCCGTCAATCCAGTCAAAATTATAGACATTGACCGCATTGACTTTCTCAAGCCCTCCGCTCATATCTGAAATATTCTCTTTAAGTCGTGCATCACTTTGATTTGTTATTTGATAATTATTCATGTCAAGGTTGCCAAAAGCTTCCAATCCGCTCGAGCGCACAACAAAGCTCACATTGCCACATTGCAGAGAAGCTTCATTTATTGCACCTGCATGGAAATCGCAATATGTCCTTATGCCTTTAGGTGAATATGTATCATCCGCAAAATAGACCATTTGTGGTTCAACAGCACCGCTTTCGGTTTTTTTATGAAACCACCCCATATATTTTCCTTTGGGGCGCACCGCAAAAGAAATGCCGCCGTAATTGTCGTCATTTGCAAAGTTGCCTGTGCCGATTACGCCGACTTCGTAATTTTTGCCCGATGTATTTTGACGATAATACAAGTCGCCGTCTTTACCACTCTTTTTTACAAGTCTTGTGCCGCCTATATTTGTGTAAAAATTTATGTAACCGTCTTTTATTGAGATATAATTACTTATTTTGTTCCAGCCTATCTGGACATTCTCAGCCGACAGCGTTCCTGTAACGATGAAAGAGCCGATAATGCCGCCGTCCATGGTTATAGCTGTTTCAAACGTGCCATTATAGCCGTTTTTGCTGTAGCCAAGTCCGCCCAAATTCCACCGCCAAAGCTTTAAGGCTGTTTCGGGGTTCGAGGTGTCCATGATAAGCAATTCATTAGCTGTAGTCCATACATAGCCTTTTGTTGCGGCGTTGATTATATTCGTAGCATTTTGCTGTGCCTGCTGTAAAAGCTTGTCAGGGTCTAAATCTGATAGAGCGTCGTCAATAGCGGTGTCGCCCTCTACAGAGCCGCCTGTGAATGTATTAGTCACGCTTAAACCAAGGGAAAATTTTTGGTCTGCCGGGGATGACAGCGGAATTGTCATTTTTGATACTGGGAAAATTGCGTCAAGGCTGTGAGGTTCTGACACAACCCTGATTTCGTCTAAAAGCTTAATGTTGTCCGTGTCCTCAAGTCCTGCATTTTTAAGGTCAATCGCTGTCACGTCAAGCGACAAATTTTCCACAAGTGCAGACTGTAAAAATATTTCGCCTTTTGTTTTAAGATTGACTGCCTGTGTTACATCATCCCATACCTCAGTGCGTACGATGTAGCCAAAGCGGTCAATTAAAGGCTGATAAATGAGCGTGTCAGAGCCGTCGTTAACGCTTTTAATAGTCAACCTCTCTTCGCTGTCCTCAAGCTTTGCGCCCAAGGGAATGAGAGCTGAAAAAACGTCACTGAGGTCATTTTCCGACACAAAGTCTAAAAGGTTTTTACCAAATCTGACTTCCTGCTGACATCTTCGGGGATAGTCGGCGAGGTAATCTATGTACCTTTTGCCGTCCTCGTATCTTACACGAATGTGACCACCTAAAGGCTTTAATAAATCCTCTTGTACGGTCTTTAAAGTGCTGTCGTAATCAGTGTATCTGTAAAGACTGTCATTAGGGTCTGTGACTGTCACCATGCCTATCTCAAAGGCTTTGTCTGGCATTTGCGTGTTGTGCACCTCTATAAGGTGTGAAAAATATTGAAGCACAGAAGCATTGTGAAATTCTTCCGGGCGCTGGTAGCTGTCCATTAAGTAATTTAGCTCGCCCTCGCAAAAGATTTCACGATTTTTATAAAAATCTTTGCTGTCGGTGATTGCACGTCCGCAAAAAATGACCTCATCACCTTTTTTGACGGTGATTGTGCCTTTACGGATAATTAAAGAGCTATAAGCTGGGTGCATTGGGGGGATTGTGAAAGTAAATCCCCCCGCTGAGTTGTCCTCAAGGTCTATAGTGCCGTCAATAAGACTAAGCCCTTGAGAGAGGTCGTGTATAATGACGTCGTCATAGTAAACCTTATACATTACAAAAAGCCCTCTCTCCAATCGACGGAAATATTAAATCCGCCCTTGCTTTCAGCTCTATTAACACCGGGCTTTAAAAGCTGCGTAAAATGTGTTTTGCCCGGCTCACATCTCACAAAAGCTGCACCATTAAAAGACAGTTCACAGGCTGTTTTGCTGCTGTTAATGACATCAAATTCGCAAGGCTCTTCACTCGCTACAGTAAATTCAACGTCACCCTGAAACGCAGATACAAAAGCTTCGCCCGAGTTTCCAATATAGCCTGTAAAAAATGAAAATGTATCCCATTCCCAAGGTTCATTCGATGTCTGTACAGCTCTTTTATAGGGGTATGCGTCAATAGAAACCGTATACTCCATTATGCCGTCGCCATAGCTGTATCCGTCTACGCTTGCCCTGCCTGTCCAGTAGTAGCCTTTGTCATTCGCAAAAATGATTTTATTGAATTTTTTACCATGCAGTAAATTGCAAAGTCTGCTAAACCTTTGATACATTGCCCTTACCGGCTGAGGGTCAAAAAATGTGATTTTAATTGTGCGGTTTTGGAAAGTCGGATATCCGGTCAACACTTCTGTGTAGTCGTAATTGCCGTTCATGCCAGGCACTTCGGTGTTTTCCGTCTTTACTGTAGGCGGCGAAAAATCCACGCTTTTTAAATAAATCCCGAGGTCTACAGTGGATATATCATCAAAAAACACCGCACGGCTCTGCAAATTTTTCATTGTTGTATCAGACACTTAATCGCCCCTTTCTTTTGTAAATTGTACCCAGTGCCTTGTCTATTTCGCCTATAAGCTGCCCTACAAGCGTTTTTCCGTCAAGGTAAATATCTTTGTCGCCCTTTTCGTCAATGCTCGTCAGGCGTAAAACAATCGTTAATAATAAGGCTTTTATTTCCTCTAAGTCGTTTTTGGCTTGTTCTGCGCTGTCGCTTAATGCGTCCGCTACACGCTGGAATATATCTGTGTCAACATTTCCGCTTGTAAGCTCTGCAAGCTTCTGGGCGGTTCTGTTTATCCATCCTGTGTTATTTTCAAGAGGTACGACAGCTTCCGTTCCCTCTTCACCGATAAGAGCTGTTGTAGGCTCATCTACCACGCCGCCCTCTGCAAGGCGAGGCAATGTGACGTTAGGTATCTGTGGGATAGCCGGTAAGCCTGTCCACGTCCATATGTTCGACAGTTTTCCTGTGATGCCGTTTATCACGGCTATAATCGCATTTATCACAGCCTCAAAAAAACCCGGGATGAGATTTATCACAGCCTTAAAGGTGTTTACTACTCCCTGCCAAGCCTGCTCCCAATTTCCTGTGAAAACGCCTGTAATAAAGTCGATTACGCCGCCGAATATATCCAGTAGCCCCTCAATAATAGGCACAATAGCGTCTATTGCTCCGCCTAATACTGTGGTGAATACATCAGCAAGGGTCTGTATTATAGGGATAAGCATGGTGGTTACAGTGGTGATAAGCTCGCCCACCTTGGAGAGTATAGGCTGTAGCTTCTCCGCTACTTGCTGAAATACGCCTGCTATTTGCGTAAATGCTTCGCTCAATATTCCTGCCACAATCTCAGCTATAGCCTGAATAAGCGGTACAAGAGGCTGAATTACGCTTGTAAAAAGCATTGTTATTATATCCACTACAGGCTGTAGCACAGGCAAAAATGCAGTGATAATCTCCGTGAGTGCTGGCATTATTGCGGAGATAAGCTCTTGCAAAATAGGCATTACGGTTGTTACAAGCTGTTCAAACAGCGGCAAGAGCGTTTCTGCTACTTGCTGAAAGATAGGTGCAAGTTGTGTGAAAGTTTCCAAAAGTACAGGCATTATCGCCGTTACGATGTTCATAAGCGGCGGAACAATCGTCTGAATAAATGAGCCTATGCCCTCAGCTACATTGCTCACAAATTCGTCGATAGCGGGCCCGTTTTCGTCGAGAAAAGCTGTCACATTGTCTGTAAATCCGCCCAGTACATCTGTAAGGTTTTGCAGAATAGGGATTACAGCCTGTAAAAGAGGGCTACCCAAAGCAGCTGTAAATTGCTTCCATTCGCTTTTTAGGTTGCCCATGACGTTTTCCAGTCCGTCACTCTCTCGGCTTGCTTGTCCCATTGCGCCGGACATCTCATAGGTCTGTTCAGCTATGTCAAGCATTAAAGATTGTTTCTGCGCTTCGGTAAGGTCGGAAAAATTTTTTCCGTATTTACCCATTGCCGCCTCATTTCGCTGTAATTCGTTTGTAAATACACCGATAGCGTCGCCATTTTCAAAATTACCCTTAGCAAGTCCGAGAACACGCTCGGAGGCTTCCTCAAGCGAAATGTCATAATAAGCGGCGGCGTCGGCGGCAATGTTCAAAAATCGCTCTGTATCTGCGAGGGCGGTGTTTGCGTCCGCTCCTGCACCTTTAAACATTGAAAACGCTTTCGTTCCCTCGACTTGCAGTCGCTCTGATACAATGCCTGTTGTTTCAGAAACACGTCCAAAAGCCTCTTCCGCCGCTCCCTGCATGTCTTTAAAAGTCGCCTCGAATTGAGCGTTTTGTGCCTGCACAGTAGCCGCAGTATTTACAAGTTGCGTTCCGAAATCAACGATTTTATCAACTGCAAAAGCTACAGCCACCGCACCTGCAATCTTTTTTAATGCTGACGGTATTCTGCTTCCACTGCTTTCGGCTTTGTCGCTGGCTTTGTCTATTTCGTCTCCAAAATCGCCTACTTGCTTTTTACTGCTCTTCGCCTCGTCGCCTAAGTCATCAACGCCTTTTTCGGCTTTATCCAAAGCATTTTCAAAATCTTTGCTGGCTTTTTCTGCCTCTTCAAAAGCTCTGTCCAAGGCGTCAGACGTGCTTCCGGCGGTCTTATCTATGCTCTGTAGGTCACTTTTCGCACCGTCAATATCGACGGTGACTTTGCCTAATAATTCAAAAATATCTACTGCCATTAGCTACCTCCTATCTCGCCGCACTCTTGCCATATCTGCATAGCAAGGTGCATTGCTTGTGTCTTTGTCATAGGAGGTGTGAGGACTTTTCTCTTAAAGTCTGTAAAGCTTTCTTTTACCATTTTATGGCAATAAATATCCCACAGCATACGGTCTAATTCCTCGGACCGTACATCGTCAACAATGTGCTTGAATTGTCTCGACTTTATGTAAGAGTTAATTAAGCCTCTGGGGTCGCTGTAGAGCTTGTAGAGGACTGGGAAAAAGGCTCTGAGCCCTGTTCTGCCGTCTCGGTCATACCGAATAATCCGGCAACAACCTTGAAAAAATCAGCGAAATCCTCGCTTTTAAATACGGTCTGACAAATACGGATAAAATCAGCCGCTTTGATGTTTGCTGTGTCCTCTTCGGTTTCAATCATGCTGAGGATAAAAGCTTTGAAGTCTGCGTACATATCCGGCACGCTGGACAAAAGAGCAGGCAGACTACCTACAACCGCCAAAAAACGCTTATAATCTTTGTCGTCGCTTTTTGTGTCTGCGGCTGTTGCGATTCTAAGCACAATGTCTTTTACATTTGCTTTGCTAAGGATTGCGCAAAGCTGAGGGATATGTTCATCAGATCGGAAGAGCGTCGTGTAGG